CATTTGTTGTTGATACTCTAAACGCTTTTGCGTATCGTATTCAACACCACGGTATACGACTTTAGACATTAGGGTTCTCCTTAGTTTTTTAGGTTAAAGAGCGTTCCTTCAGTCGGCTTTTGCGTCTATGATACACTTTTTGGGTGTTATGAGTTTAATCTCATAAAGCAAATCATTCTTTAAATGGGGTGTAAGATCGTTATTAATTTGAACTCTACCCCAGAGTAGTTTTGCTTGCAAACACGTTAATAGAAGTGCTTCCATAGATGAACGATCCGTTCCGAGTCGGCTTACTTCCGTCCCATAGGGATGAACGTTGGGGTATTATAAACCCGTTGAGATATATAGTCAACTATTTTTGTAACTTGTGTTACAAAAAGTATGTATTAATCCCGAGTTCTCCAATCGGTTTCGTCTTCATCACGTCTAAACCAATCGTGTAATTCATCGGGATTATCAAATCCTCTTCTACCAAATCTTTCGTGCCCTGTTCCACCAATATCAAGTTGGTTGAGAAAGTCATCCATCGCATCCATATCAGGGTTTTCAGCCTTTCTTCTTGCCTGACGAAGCATAGTTCCAGCAGAACGATTTGCCTTTGCAAGTTTCTCTGCCCAAATCATATCAGTAAGTTCAACACTTTCTCCTAATACAATTTTATTACAAATAGCCTCAAGACGAAGCCGATACTGGGTGGATAGCATCTTAGTTCTTTCTCAGTTTTGATTCTAGAGCATTTGTCTTTTGGAATTCGGAATACGCATTTTCTGATCTTTCTTGAAGAATGCCCATTAGATCTTCATAGATTACGTCAATGTCAACGTAGTCATTGAAATACTGATCTAAAGCTTCTCTAAGATATCTTTTCCGATTCCACTCTTGGGAATAAGGTTTGTACATAATGAAAATGATATATGGTTTAAATCATATCACTATTTACTCAGGTTGTCAATCAGATTCGATACTCTTCCAGAATATTCAGAACCTGATTTAACATATACTGAGCTCCATCGTGACGGTCACCATTCCAACTACGATACTGACCACTATAAAGCTCTTGTTTGAGCTTCATAACTCTCACTCGCATCTCTTCTTTTGTCAATGAATTACGAGGCATTGTATTACAGTTTGAATCCAGCGAACGTGTCTTTTTGTACATCTTGTTTAATACCACCAATCAAATACGCTTCAACTTCAGTTTCTTGTGGGGCTACTTGAAGACCCTTAGAAGAGATCCAATGGTCAGTCCAAGGAAGAGGATTGTTCTTTGCAGAAATATCATAGAGAGGTTTCAGTCCAATCGCCTTCATACGACGGTTGGCAATCCACTCAACATACTGATGCAGGAGTTTATCGTTCAGACCAATCATTGATCCATCTTTGAACAGATACTCAGCCCACTTCTTCTCTTCATTTACAGTCTGTTGGAACATCTTAATGATGTTCTCTTCTTCTTCCTTAGCAATCTGTTGCATCTCAGGATCATCACCATCTCTCCACTTGTTCAGAATGTTCTGAGTGATGACCAAATGTTGATTCTCATCACGAGCAATCAGAGAGATAATCTTAGCAGATCCTTCCATCAGTTTCAGTTCACCAAATGCGAACGAACAGGCGAACGAAACATAGAAACGAATACCTTCCAGAATGTTTACGTTTGCAACTGCACGATAGAGTTTCTTCTTGAGATCATATCGTTCTTGTTGTGCAGAAGGAACACCCTCATTCACGAACTGCCAAGTATTCGAACTACCATACTCTTGAGCAGAACGAATGAAGTCGTTGTATGACGTTGTAACACTCTTTGCACGTTCGAGAATACGTTCATCCTCAATGATCGTATCAAAGACCTCAGAGGGGTCAGAATAAACGTTCTTGATGATGTATGTGTATGAACGGGAGTGAATCATCTCCATAAACTCCCATACCTTCATACAGGCTTCCAGTTCAGGCAGTGAACAGTATGGTGCAAATGCCATACCAGGCCCACGCCCCTGAACAGAGTCCAACATAATCTGATACTTCAGATTGGAAGTAAAGATGTGTTTCTGTTCTGGTCGAAGAGATTGATAGTCACCACGATCCTTCTGCAGAGATACCTCTTCAGGTCTCCAGAAGTATCCAAGTTGTTGTTGAGTCAGTTTTTCAAAGACAGGATATTTGGAACCATCATATCGTTGTACTCCCAAAGGTTGCCCAAAAAACATTGGTTGTTTCTTAGTATCAACATCTTTTGTGTTGAAAACAGTCATACCTTCCATTTAATTTCCCTCTTAGATTTTGCAGGACTCACAATCTTCTTCTTGAACAGAAGTAATCTCATCCAACAGTTTACTTAAACTTTCTTTGGTGTCAACCTCATCCGTCTTCATATCATTGGTGTTTTGATAGTAGGAAGTTTTCCAACCGTACTTGTATGTAGTCAGAAAGTCAGTTGCCATTACCGACACAGGAACTTCATTATCGGCATAATGTTCTGGATTATATGACCAGTTTCCAGAAATCGCCTGATCAAAGAACTTTTGCATAACAGCAACAACGTTAATATAACCAGTATTGCTAGGCATATCCCAGAGGAGCGTATAATGATTCTTAAGAGTTTGATACTGGGGAACAATCTGTTTGAGTGGGCCCTTCTTCGACTTCTTAATGGACAGATAATCTCTGGGTGGTTCGATTCCATTGGTAGCGTTTGACACAACGGAACTGCTCTCCGAAGGCATTTGTGCGGACAGTGTTGAGTTCCTAAGACCGTGTTCCAGGATGGATGCTCTAAGTGACTCCCAATCATAATTAAGGTGGTGAGGTACGATTTCGTCTACTTCTTTCTTGTAGGTGTCGATGGGAAGAATTCCATCAGCATATTTGGTACGGTCAAAGTAACCACATTTACCTTTCTCTTTGGCAAGTTGATTAGAAGACTTCAACAGATAATATTGGAACGCTTCAGTTAACCCGTGTACAATGTGTGACGATGCACCATCAGAATATTTCACTTGATGTTTGGCAAGGAAATGAGCCAAACCAATGTATCCAATACCCAGAGAACGTCTGTTTTCCGTTGAAATACGTGCGGCCTCTACTGGATACCCTTGATAGTCAATAAGTTCGTCCAGGGCGCGTACAGACAGGTCACAGAGTTCTTCCAGATCGTCCAGGTGTTTGATTCTTCCTACGTTAACAGCAGAAAGAATACACAATGCAATCTCACCGTTAGGATCATCGATGTGTTGAAGTGAATTTGTAGGCAGAGTGATCTCTTGACAAAGATTACTCATATTCACTTTGTCCTTGAAGGATGAGTGAGAATTGCAATGGTCGATGTTCATAATGTAGAGACGACCTGTCTCAGCCCTTTCTTTAAGGAGGTTGAGAATGAGTTCTTGTGCTTTAATAGTTTTTTTCGGAATGGACGAATCTTTCTCATATTGTAAGTAGAGATCATCAAAACCAGGGAGTCCGAAAGCATCATATAATCCAGGTACATCGTGTGGGGAGAAAAGTGTGATCTCACCGTCTTGAATGAACCTTTCATAGAAAAGTTTACTGATTTGAATTGAGTAATCAAGTTTACGAACACGATTATCCTCCGTACCTTTATTGTTTTTAAGAACAATAATATCTTCTATCTCTTGGTGCCAGATTGGGAAGTGGACAGTCGCTGATCCACCACGGATGCCATTTTGAGTGCAGCATCGGACAGTCGCTTCAAACTTCTTGAGGAATGGGACAACACCCGTGTGTTGAACTTCTCCACCTCTGATTTTAGCGTTGATGCCCCTGATGCGACCTGCGTTGATACCGATACCCGCCCTTTGTGCAACGTATCGGCCAATAGCCATATCAGAGCTAAAGATACTATCGAGGGTGTCATCAACATCAACAAGGACACAACTAGCAAATTGTCGAAGCGGAGTTCGCACTCCCGCCATAACTGGTGTAGGGATGTTGATTTTGTGTTTGGAGATTGCATTGTAATAACGGCGAACGTAATCTAAACGTTTTTCTCTTGGATATCTAGCAAAGATAGTCAGAGCAATCATCATATATGCAAACTGAGGAGTTTCATAAACTCTTCCAGAACTACGATCCTGTACCAGGTACTTATCTACTACTTGGCGCAGGCCTGCATAAGTAAAGAGATAATCACGTTCGTGATCAATAAATCTTTCCGCAGTTGCAATTTCATCCTCCGTATAGTTCGAAAGAATCTCCTCATCATATACTCCATTCTCAACACACTTTTTAATATGATCATAGAACTTCGGCGTTTCGTGCATCTTCCCAAAGAGACTCTTGCGAAGAGAGAAGAGAAGAAGTCGAGCAGCCACATATTGATAGTTTGGATTGTCCAAACTGATGAGGTCACTTGCCGAACGAATCAGAATTTCTTGAATTTCAGCGGTCGTAATGCCATCATAGAATTGAATACCAGAAGTCATCTCAACTTGCGAAGCAGATACACCAGCAAGATCCTTACAGGACTCATCTACCATCTTATGCATCTTTTCCAAGTCGAGCAGTTCAATTGAACCGTCACGTTTTTTTACTTTGATGCCGTTTGTCATACCTTCTTCCAATAATTGAGTTTAAGTTTTGCTTCTAAACCTCGATAGGTGTTAGATTCTATCACACGTTGCACGTCTCGTCCAGCGAGAATCATATCGTTAATATCTTTTTCTTTTATGTCAGAATCCCAAATGACGACTCTTTCTCCTCTATCAATGGTACGGGAGATACGGGATACAATTTCTGCATTTCGCGGTTCGTTATCATAGATCCACACACGATTGCCAATGCCCCAGTCATCAAGATGAACATCACTTCCACACATAGCAATCGAATTGCGAATGAAGAGTGAGTCGAAGGGCCCTTCGACAATGTAAACTGTTTCTTTTTCATTTACTCGATCCAACCCGTATAGTTTTGGTTTGTCCTCAAGCATAACCGTGATGTACCGTAGTTGGTTTCTGGGATCAAGCGATCTCCCTTGATAACCAAACAGATCTCCATCAGAGTCTCTGAGAGGAATAATAATTCTTGCGTCGTCGTTGTTGGTTTCCTTGAAGATTTTCTTGTGTTTGTTAGTCCACTCTTTAAAGTTAGGGCAGAAATACAGTTGTCTAAGATGTTCTTCGGAAATGCCACGGTCAACAAGATAACGCTTTGCTGGATGCGTAGTATTTAGTGATGAGATCTTATCAAGTTCATCACAGATATCTTTATCCTTAAACTTAGGTGAATCAAATATAAAATTTGGTTCAGGTGTAACAGTTCCTTTTCCAGTTAAACCTTCAGTATAACGTTCCAACACATATTCATCGTACAGAGGTCTATCTCTGTCCTTCAGAAAATATGTAAACGAGCGAGACATTCCGCAGTTGTGACACTTAAAATTGTAGTCAGTTTTTGTGCGGTAAATGTATCCTCTAGTTTTGTTTTTGTTTCTTGTTGAATCGCCACAATATGGGCAACGAAAGTTATAAAGACCTTCTCTGACTTTCTTAAACTTCTCTAGTCGAACCGAAATGAGACCAATATATTTTGCGTCAAGATAACTCACGAACAAGAGGGCTAACTTGTTCCATTGTATCAGAAGTTTGAGTGGATGACAATGACTTGAGGTTGATGATCTTGGTATTAACTAAGAATGTGATGACTGCAATAGCACCAATTGCAGACCAGACTTTTCTTTCTAAAAAGTTTATTTTAGCAAGCAACTTGTTATTGTCGTCGTCAATTTTGTCGCGTAACTTATCAAGTTTGTCAAATAATATTTCGTCGGTTTTTTCCTGTTGGGATATTCTTTCTTCATGGACGGCGAGCATACGAGATACATTCGTATTTACCTCGCTCATTTTCATAATTGTATGGTCTAGTTTTAAAACTAAACGTTCAAAGTCAGTTATTTTTTGTTCCAGAATTGCAACCTTAATTTCCTCAGACATTTTTGATAGACCTTAAGACATTTTTGCCTTTCATCAGGTCACGGTACATTTTAACATATCCCTTTGGATAGTTTTGATATCTTTTCTTTCTTCTATCTACGATTCCAAGTACAGGATCATAACCAGCAACAGGGCCTTGTGGAGCTGCAGCACCAGTGTATCCACCGGCACCAACAGACATTGTTGGTTCCTCTTGCAAATATCGAACAATATTAATAATTTTCTCTAGGCGATAGTCCATCAGACCTTGTTAAGTAACTCTAAACAATGAAGATCTACAGGTATATCATTAATAATTGATTTAGGGTATTCTGGTATTCTTTGTAAAAACATCAGAAATGTTTTAAGAACCGACCAGAGATCTCTATCAATTTTATAAAACAACAACGGTGTTGCTGCATCATCAAATACATTGTATAAACAGATGAAATGATTTAAAAGAAGGTGAGTTTTAAGTTCACCAGTCTTCTTGTATCGTTTCAAAAGACGTTTGATATACTTGAACTTTTTTAAGTCCTCGTAAAAATCTTCCTGAGTTACAGCTTGAGGATTCTCATAATGTTTAATAGCAAACATTAGATAGTTATCTTCATTCAATTCATCAAATCTCATACCATACTATCAGGAACGTCCAGCGTCAGTTGGATAAGGAATCGAAGGAGTTTGATTGATGGCGCTCAGATCTGTATTAATACCAGACATTGCCACCAGAACCTCATTCTTTACTCTCAGGTTTCCGTGATTATCAATGTAGGTGGTAATACCAACCCAACCTTGATGAGTAGCGGAATAAGTTGTTGATGAAGTTGTGGAAATACCATAAACAACGGCATCAGCATCAGTTCTTCTATGAGAGAAAGCTGAATCAAGAACCGAGTAACTAGGCAGTCTGCTGATGGAGATGTGTGTGGTAAAACCAATTGCACTCATACCAGCACTTGATCCAATGGTAATCGATCCACTGTTAGCAATTGAAACGATAACAGCATCACCGTAGTAGGTGTGACCAGCACCAGCAGCTGTACCTCTACTTGGAGCACCGAAACGAATTACGTCACCAGTTCTAGCACAACCAGCAAGACCAAATGAGGTTCCAGTGCCTGTTACAACGATAGATCCATTATCAGCAAAGGTGCTTCCGACAGTAACTCTTGCTGTACTCAGAGATGGTACTGAATCGGTATCCGCCCAAAGAGCCATGTTTCCTTACCTATAGAATTCCTTGTATAATGATATTTATAAAAAAGGGAGACCCTACTTTTTGGCTCCCTTGTAGACCACTATTCTTAAAAAGTTAATTACAAAACATAAAATACTATTTTCTTTTAAATTTTTGTTCCTACCAATCCATTCAGAAAGAGTAAGAAGAAATCCAAGAAGAACAGTCAATCCCCAGTTGGTGACTAAACAGGTAATCATCCCTCAGTTTGTGGAGTAAAGAGTTTATCTTTAACCAGTTCATAGACAACATTATCAATACTGTTATCTGTACTGTCAACATACTTTTTGAGAAGATCCAGTACAAGATTTTTAACTGCAGGATGAGTTGCAATCGAAATCAGAATTGGTTTTACAACCGCTACTACTGCTCCCATAGTTACCTCCGTAAGAGAGTATCCTGGGTTATTTAGAAGAACTATTGTGGATTTTGTCTTCTTCCGATTACACCACCTGGTTGATCTGGTAAACCAAGACCAGGTAAACCACGTCTTCTCTTTCCATCTGGTCTACTACCAGGTTTTCCAGTTCCTCTTAAGGTTGGTGGAATAGTAGGAGTAAGTTGTGGAGATGGTTGTCTTTGTAATCTAGGAGCGGCACCTTGTCTTGTACCAACTGCGGTTCTACCTGCCTTTCTTTGTTTTTCGGCTTCGAACTCAGCTTGAGTAAGTTGTTTGACTTTACCAGTGATTGGATCCATCGTGCTGATGGTGGTTCCTTTCTTAATGGGTTTCAGAGCCTCAAGTTCCTTCTTAGAAATTTCCATTTCTCTACTTACTCTACCGATTTCTTGGCCAAGGGCAAAACCTTGAGTAGCTACTCCGAGAAGATCTTTTCTATAAAGTGATCGTCCAACTCCAGCAGTTAAACCAAGAATTCTTGGAATTCTATTTGGACGACCACCAGGTACATTCATATCAACTTTGACTTTAGTAACCTTATCGGGAGCAACTAAAGCACCAGGTTTTGTGGATGGAGCTAATGCACCACCTTTTGACTTGGTTGCCTTTGGAGGCAGAGCACCTTTTACTTCTTTTGCTGGAGGTAACGCTTTGGTACTTGGTCCAGCTTTCGGTTCTGGTTTTGGAAGACCATATTGTTTTTGTGGTTTCTTTGGAAACTGTTTCCAAGGATCTCTTGCAGCACCAGATACAGGTCTAGTTCCTTTTATAGCTTTTGCAAGATCTTTAAATCCTGCTTCTTTTCTTTGTTGTTTTGCAATATCAATTGCAGCATCTTGTGCAGCAGATGCTCTTCTTTCTGCACCTCTACCAAATGATTTACCCATACCTGGGAAAGATAACTGCCCCTTTGGTGTTTTTGGTGGAGTTTCACCTTGTATCTGTTTTAAGACTTTTGGCCCTTCTTGTTTAACAAACTTATCAACGGCCTTACCCATTCTCTTTTCAAGAGCTTTTCTTCCCTTCGATTGTTTTTGCATCTGGGAGAGAAGTTCACTACCAGCCTTTCTAACTTCTTTTCCTCTAGCTTGTCTTGCAATTTGTTCCTTCTTTTCAACAGCTCTTCTTGCAGAAGCCTTTAAGGCTCTTTTTCTACCTGCAGTCAGTTCTGCACCAGAACCAGGTTCAGCGCGGAGTGGGTTTTGACCTACACCACCAGAAGCTTGAGCATACTTTCTAAGAATAGAAGCTTCTCTCTTACCAATTGGAGTGGCGCCTTTAAACTTACCACCAGTCAGAGTTTGACCTTTAAGAGATTTCGTTTGACCAGCTCCAGGTTTTCCACCTGCACCACTTTTTTCTTCAGCAGCTTTACCAGCGATGTCAATATCAAACTGTTGAACTTGTTTGCCAGAAACTGGTTCGTTAGTTTGATACTTATCGATTCTACTGGTTTTTAAAAGTCTCTTCAGTTTTTCCCGAGGATCTTCTTGACTTGAAGATTGTTGTTTTTTGATTGTTCTTTTACCAGTTCCAGGCAAACTAGGTTGTACAACTTCAGCTTCTGCAATAATGCCACCAAAAGCCTCTGCAACCAAAGAGAGATCTAACTCCTCTCTATTGAGCATCTGTTTGTGTTTCTTACTTACAACGTCTTTGGTTGTTTTTGGATCTTCATCATCTTTAGGGGGCATCACCACACAGTAGGGCGATTTAGGCGATACCCCACTTACTTTTTTACTTCTTCGTCAAATGAAAGATCGATTCTCCAGTTTGAATAACCTTCTTTCATTCTTTTCTTTGCAATCGCCTTACCGATTGCCTTACGACGATTATGCAGATACTTATCCGACTTATCAGTGTCACCATCATTATCGATGTCGGAATCTTCTTGACCAACTGCATCCATCGCTTCCTTCATAGCCATCTTAGTTGCGGTTGCGTACATTACTTCTTTAGCTCTTGATCCATAACGTTGTTCAAATCCCTTCTTGGATTTCTTCATACCCTTTACATATTCTTCTCTCTTCTTCATTTCACCTTCGGTCATTTTCTTCTCGTCAATGATTTCGATTTCTTCTTTCATTTCATTGTGCTTTGGATCTTTACCAATTTCATCGAATCTCTTTCTCTCAGTTTCTCTATTAATGGCACTGACAATCTTCGATGATCTTTCCATTGCCTTTTCTTTCTTCTTACCTTTGGAAGCGAGAGCGGTTCTGGCAAGATTACCAGCCTTACGATACATCTTGGACTTGGGAAGATCTTTCTTCTCTTCACCAACCAGTTCAAGTTGTTCCTTCATATCGTCATCGTCATCTTCTTCTTCTTTCTCCTTTGACCAACCACCTTGCATCACACCTCTCATTGGGATCTTTGTCTTCTTACGTTTCTTCTCTGGCATATCACTGCCAAGTTTTTTATCTCTCATACGATCATACTCTTCCTCACCAAGAAACTCTTCACCAAGAAGTTTTTTCTTAGCAAGAGCCTTAACAGGAGCTGAAGCGGGTGAAGAACCCAAGAGGGACATATAAATTTTTTTCACTTCCTCTTTATTTGCACCAGGCTTAACTTTTCCCTTAGCCTTATACTTGATGTCAGAGGCTAACTGTGATGCCTGTTTTTGAATATTCGTAGCACCAGCAGCGTGACCTTTACGCACCGTTGTTGGGGCAGCTTCATGGATGGAAAGGTATGCATCCATTAACGATTTGTCAAGTTTGTTAGAGCTTTCAGGAAACATTTCTCTTGGCACGTTTTCTTCTAAATTTATTTATAAAATTAAGAATGGGTGCGTTGCTTGTAAGACGTTGCACATATTCACGATACTCATCAGTCGCAACTAATCTCTGATCAGAAGGAACACCCGAGACATCTGTAAACTTTTCAGTGATGTCTTTGATCCAAGACTTGAACATAATATTATCTTCGGTTACGGCAATGATATAATTTGCACCTTTACGAATAATCTTACCAACCAATCCAGTGTTATCGTTCTCAACCAAGTCACCAACCTGAAAGAGATTACCTTTGATGTAATTCTCTCTCAAAGTTTTCCATTCAAACTTAGGAGCGATTCTCCACATTTCAGATTGAACTTCTTTCTCTTTCACTCCCATATTCTTTCTCAGAGTTGCATATAACTTCTGAGTGTTTTCATCATCAAGGGCTTTGGGTACACCTTTTCTAAAGGTATCAAAATCACCCTTCACGGCAGCTGCACGAAGTTTCGATGCAGACATTCCTTCAACACCCTCAGATTCTGCATCTCTTTCTCCTGCAGAGATCACACGAATGCGATCAAAATCATACAGGTCTCCATTGTATTTGTTTGCAAGATTCTCAAACTCTTTAAGTCGATCAGCACCAACAACGATGTTTACAGTTTTGGCACCACGACCATAGGCACCTTTAAGAACATCAAAGATTGTTTTTGCACTTGGATCATTTACAATATGTTCCGCGTGTTTGGGGAACATTGATTGCATATAGGAGATCTTAGTGTTTGGATCTAATGGATTCTTCTTCGGATCATTTGATCGAGAAGGGTAGATGATGTAGTCTCCTTTACCTGCAACTTGTTTTACACGATTCAGAAGTTTTTCGTGACCAACAGTAGGAGGATTGAAACGACCAAATGCAATCGTCAGATCTGCAGCCTCTCCTTCTTTCTTTCGAATCTCTTCTCTTTCAGCCTTTTCTTGTTCTGCAGCAGCTTGTTGTTGTTGAACTCCAATCTCAGCCCTTTCTTGTGGAGTTGGAGGGCGTTGTTTGCCGAAAAACTTTAATTTTCCGTTCACAGTTTTAGCGACAAGATTACCATCACGATCATACCAGTCGCCGTGACCATCTCCTTTCAAGCCCATTTGTTTGGCTTGATCAGATGCTTGTGTCACAACTTCTGCAATAAATTGACTAAAACTCTTCATTACTTTTTAATATTACAGATCTTTTGTTCGTATATGTAGATATTTATTCTGTCACAATTTCAGATATATTCTTTGACTGTTCTTCCATCTCTCGGGTTGATTGTAATTCTGGCACCTTTGATACCGTGATCACTACGGTCACCTTTATAGACTGCAAGGAAAATTGGTTCGTATCCTCCTGTTATTGAACTACCATTTGCATTTTCGTGAGCAGATCCAATCAGTTTATACAATGATCCTTGTTTAACCAATGTTACTTTTCCTTGTAATGTTACATCCACATTATTGATACCTGGTTGAGAACCAAAGTTCGATCCATATACTGCTAGTTTTTGTAACTTCTCATCTTTAATTTTTCTTCCTAACGTTGATGCTGGTGGTAATCCATTTGGATATCTTCTTTTCAGATCATTGATAAACGCTTGAGTTTCTGGATGTGCAAAGATACCAGGTTCAACTCGTTGTGATGTTCCAGACCATTGTTGAAATCCTCTTGGATTGTTTCCATCTTTGTGTGAAATGTGCCCTACTGGATTTCCTCTCGTATCAACAAAACTAAAGTCAGACTTTGGTGTTCCTTTGGTTGAAGTTACTGATACAACTTCATAGATATTTTTTCCAACTTTGACACGAACAAAATCAGATCCATCCTTTTCTTTGATCTTATCTAATTGTTCATTCAAACTTCTTACTTCTGCATCTTCCGCAGCGGTTGTTCTCTGTGTTCTACCAGAGAACTCAGAGTCTTTATAAAGATCAGTAAGTCTTATTTGACCTCTTGTTGAGGTGGGTAAGACAATACTTGTACCTTGTTTATACAGTTCAAGACCTTTAAGATCTTTGACTGTTTTTGCAATTGATTTATCTAACTTTACTTTCTTTCCATTACCATTTGCAACGATAAAATCTTTACCAGTTTTTATCCTGTTGAGAAAGATATTAAAGTTATTTCTTTTGTTAAGTTCTGCAGGTGATAATCCAGCCATTGGATACAAAAAGACCCCTTCTAGTATTTAGAAGGGGGTTGTA